CTCCATTCCCATGCCGCCCTGAGTGGGCTACAAGGGATCTGGGATTCGATCCCGAATCTCAGAGGCTATGTCTTCAGGTACGGCGACCTTACTCTCGCGAGAGAGCAAGGCCCAGCGGATGAGCGCGGAGCACCCAAATCGCCTCGAAAGAGGTCGACAAGGGGCCACTCCCAGCCGCCGGAACACCGCACCTGCTCTTGTCCTGTCTGGTCTATCCGCTACTCTCCTCCGCTTGAACTTGTCTCCTTCGAGGAGTCTGATCTCGTCCTCGACGAGGCAGGACTTGAAGGACAACAGAGATTCAAGTGGCACGTGTGTGTCCCCCCCGGCCTGGAACCACTGTTCGGTTGCCCGAACAGCCTTCCAGTAGGAACCGGGGCGCACGGCGCGACAGAGAGGACGCGGATAGAGGCCCACCTCTCGAAACGGCTTCTTGCCAATGAGGTCAGCGGCGATGACGGCACTTGGCCCCCTGGAGACCAGGGCACCAAGGCGTCGCCGCACACTAACCCCAACGGCAAGACCACGACCCGTGTATCCGAGGCCACCCACCTGCACCGGAAGATGCAGGCGGGGATCCTTGACGATCCACGGGAAGCGGCTCTTCATAACCCTCTCCATCCGGCGCAACCAAAGGTTCTCGAGCCTTTGGTCCGCCTCCACCGGTGCCCGAAGGGCCGGCGGAGGGATGGAGGGGGGGAAGAAGAGAGTCATTTCGTCTTCGTTGTACTCCCTTGGGAGGGCGAGGATCTCACAAGCAGTCCACGAGTGGTCTGCCCGGAAGGTCTTCTCCCTGTTGAGCGCTGCACCCACGGAAGATACACGCGAGGCGTACAGATCGAGCTCCGAGGAGCCCGGTCTGTAGCGACCAACAGCGTCATCACCGTGAGTGAGCGCCCGACCGAATGCACTGGTGGCCCATGCATTCACCCAGGAGAGCACAACGAAGCTGAGAGGTGTGCCCATCGGACTCCCTCTGAGGAACAACCCTTCTCCGATCTTGTCACCAAGATCGGGGAAGCTCCAGGTTGCTCCTCGCTCCAACCCGAGGGATCGCAGCGACATGGTCAGATCCGCAGGGCGGATGAGACCACGGGCTGTGAGCCCTCCGATGACTACCCGGACTGCCGCGTGGGAGAGACCGTCTGTGGCCTTGGACAAGTCCAAGGAGGCGAACCGTCTTCCCGCACGGTAATGCAGACCACCGGGGATCTTCCGGGATTCTCCGTCGATACGCCAGTGGCCAGGAGCCAACCAGCGCAGCGACGAGCGAACCCAACTCCCTTCCAC